AAATAGTTAGAAGGTTATTTTATTCTTTTTTATGGGCTTAAGTGCCTAAAATCACTAGAATTGGACTTGACTATTTTCTCTATATGGAGGACAATCTTAAGTATATGAATGAAAAATCTTTAGGTACTTTGATCGATGGAATTGCTGCTTCTGAAAACCTTGACAGTTCAGGAGAAAGACTTTCCATAGAAGGTATTGATATTACAAGCCTTCCTGTGGATGGCCAGCTCAACTGGGAACACAAAAATGATACTCCAGCTCAGCTTGTGGGTAAAATCCTTGTTGCTAAAAAGATATATAAAGAAGAAGACTGTGAAACTGAGAGAATGCTCTATTTCTGGAACAAGATCAAGACTCCTTACGTCTATATCGTAGGGGAGCTCTATGACTCTGTAGGCCATGATGGCGCTAAGCAGATCGCTGCCATGCTTAGATATGACTCAGCCGCTCGCCAAGCAGGTCGCTCAGGCAAGAACACCATAAGCTTCTCTATTGAGGGAAGTAAGCTAGACACTAAAGGTGCCGATATCAAGAAGTCTATAGCTCGTAAGGTCACTTGTACGGCACTTCCTTGTAATAAGATGGCCATTGCCGAAGAAATGCCTAAAGACTCAATGTCTAAAAAGTCAAAAGAATCCAACTCTTTACTGAAATATGAAGATATCTCAGCTGAAATCTTAGAGAAGGCTGACTATTCTGGTTCTGCTATGAAGTCTCCGACTGGTCTTTGGACTATGAATGCTCCAAAAGAAGAAGAGGCTCCCAAAGCCGCTCCAGTAGCTGCTCCGACAGCCGCTATCGCTCCAGCCCCTAAAATGCAGGGTAAGGGCTCTGTTTTAGGACAGACCAAGTCAGGTAAGGATGTGTTCGCCAGAAGCCATCCCCATGAGTACTCAGGATTCTCTTCTCAAGATCACTCCGATGCTATGAACCATCACTATAACGCGGCTATGAATACGTCAGACTATAAGCAGAAAAACCATCATCTTGGAGCTGCTAAGTTACATTCCGCTCTTCGTGATAGAAAAGAAACGACAGAGCAACGTCCAGCACAGAACTGGAAGTCTAGACAGAATTTCGGGAAGTCTGCTGATGTAGCCCCAAGCGCTAAAGTTAATGGTGATGCTTTGATGAAAGAGAAGATTGATGGAATATACAAGACTTTCGCTAAAAAGTCTGAGCTAGAAAAGCGTATCCAAGAAAAACACCCTACCTTAAATAAGCACGAAGTCGTAGCCCTAGCTAAGATGGTTGTTTATAAAAGAGAAGAAGAATTAGAAAAAACCTTAGCTAAGCTTAAGGTTTAAAGAATATAGTTCCGCCAGACTTATAAGAACCAAACGGCACGATTTGAAAGTGAACCCACGTTTTTGTGGCAGAGAAATCCTCAAACCAAAAACCTAATTGCTCCATCAGAGCTATGTTTTGGTTAACCCATTCCTTTAGCTTTCCATTAGAGTCGGCTATATCACAAGCAAAACCAAATAAATGCTTACTTTTCATTGGTATCTTTGACTTGTCAGTAATACCTTTAGCAGCATAGATATCTAAGTGGTGCTGCATACTTCTTAATCCTGAAGTCACAGTCATAGGTTTCGCATAAGCAGCTCTAACCTTGTTGATTTTCTCTAAAAGGTCTTGAAGATTCTTCTGTATTTCTTCTGACTGATCTTCCAGCTTATTATCACCAAGTAATTCTTTCATTGAAATCATTTTAAACCTCTTTGCTTTGCCAGCTCATTGTGCTCTTGAGATATGTACGCAACTTTACCGTCTTTAAATCCCCAGTTCTGAGATAGATATGTCATAGTGCATCGGCAATTAGGATGTCTTACTAGGGTAGGTGTTTCATCGGTCTTCTTGCCGTAGCTAAATCTAATCTCGCTTAACTTCCACACTCTAGGAGTTATTCCGTCAGGCATAAGATGGAGCTCTTTACATGATTTGCAGGTCTTTTTATCTCTGATCACAATAAAGAATACCAAAGGGTCTTTTTCTCCCTGAGAAGCTCCGACCTTGGCGATATTCAATATCTTCCCTAGACCTCGAGCGTTGGTAGATTCGTATTCTGCTATAGTGCTGAAGTTCTTTCCTGCTGATTTTAACTCGTTAAGTATTCTGTTTTTGATTTCAGATGAGCTCGGAGTTAAACCTTTAGCTCTTTGCTCTTTTACATAGGAGTCAACATTCTCGGTGAGCTTTGCTTTGGTTTTGTTTTTCAAAGCCTCGACATAGCTATGAGCTGTAGACAGTAGGTTTTTTAAAGCCTCTGTTTCTGTTGGAGTCGGATTCGAATTTAAAGAGGAAAGAAAAAGCTGAGCTAAATTAAAGTTAGGCTTAGCAGAAAAAAGGATGGTCTTTTTGTTTCTTAACTGAGGTATTTCACCCAGAAGACTGAGAGCCATCCTGTCGAAAAGAGTTTCTACGACGCCATTGATTTGTTCTTTGGCTGACGAGCTAATCCCTTTCATACTACTTTTCTTTCTTAGCTAGAAGACCTTCAACACCTAAAATAGTACCGATTTCGCTTTGAGTTTTCTGTTCTTCAGATTCCCATTTTTTAAAGATATCTCCTACGATTTTTTCTTGCATAGAGAGGTCTCTTTTTGAATTCTCGGACATATTATGAGTAAAAGATACTGAGAATGGTTTTTGAGCCTTTTGAGAGCTCTTTAATCTATCGATAGATTTCATAAGCTCTGAAACATCAAACCCTTCTGACTTATTGACAATGCTCTCAAGTTCAGCGATATGCTGGTCCATTTCAGTAGGACCTTGATCTTGTTGTTGCATTTGCTGCTGATCTTGTTGCTGTTGAGCTTCTTGAGCCATCTGTTCTTGATTAGGGTCTTGAGGCTGTTGCTGCTGTTGCATCTGAGCTTGTTGTTCTTGAGCTTGCTGCATCATTTGCTGACCTTGTTGCATTTGCTGTTGAGCCTGCTGAGCCATAGCGTCTAACTGAGCTTTTTTAGCTCCGTCAGAGTATCCCATTCTATATGCTGCGTCGACAGAAGAGATTAGCTTTTGTCTCATAGCTAAATACTTACCTTTGTAGTCTACTGAATCTTTCATTACTCTTCTCCCTCTTCAATGGAATCCTGAATTAATAATTTTAAAAACTCTATCTTAAACGGACTAGGTGCCGTCATTGCCTCTAATGCCGTTGGATTGATTTGCATCATAAGCTGTATATTCTGGAACCAAAAACCGTCTCGTTTGTATTGTAACAAAGGGTCAAACGCCGCAGCAGGATTGTCCATGAAATGGGCGTATGTTTGAGATACGTCAAGGAATTTATCCATGATCATATTCACTCGCTCATTGAATGGGAAATCTCCACCAAAAATCTTACCGATAGGGTCTTTGTCCACTGACTGCATAACCTGATCGTAAGTCATATGAATAGGCTGATCTTGCTGTAATCTTAGAGCTTCTTGGTCTTTATTTTGAGCGTCTAGTCCAGCTAACTGAACAGTACATATCTGAGCAAGCTCTTCATCGATCAGTGGGAAGATGTGGTCATTAATAAAGGCTTGGAACTTCAGAACTAAAGGACGCAATCCAGTATCACGAGCTGCTGTGAGCTTGAACTCATTAGACGACTCTGATAAGGTTCCTTGGTTGGTACCACGGCTTAGGTGCCCGTAACCGGGCAATTCGTCGGGCGACATATTAAACGTCGACAGAATATTCCTAGCTACTTGATCATAAAGGAATTGGAACTCCCCATCGCCAGAGCTTGCAACCATAGGCTGCCAAGAAACATCGTCGTCTTTACCGATACCAAAGATAGGGACTCGGAAAGAATTATTAACTGAGTTGATAGATGCATTGAACTGCTGTTTAACATTGTCGATAGTAGACTGCTCTACCTCATCACTCTTAAGAACCAACATACCCTTAGCAGCTCTTCCGTTCTGGAAATAAAGCTTGTTGTAGGTGTCGATACTTAAATGAGTAGTTATTGAGCTAATACAAGTGTCGATAGGAGTTACTGGATACCCTTTATGCTCGACATCCGTTGATGGATACAGATCAAAAACGATCATTTCTTTATTAGTAAAAGCCTGTACTGGCATTCCACCAATAACTTGAATCCAAGCGTATTCGTCGGTAGTCTCTAACTTACTAAGGTCTATATTGATCTTTTGCTTGCTAGAAACTTCTCTAAGCAAATTGATCGAATTTTTTCTGATAGATTCTCCAATATTTCCTTCTCGGTTAGCGGCAGAGAATATTGTTCCTGCATCTACGGGACGGAATCTGTGAAGCTTTTTCTCTTGGCCATTCTCTCCAGCAGTATTGATAACCTCTGTAGGGAATCTTCCAAAACTAATACCATTAACAGTCTGGAGATATAAGAACTCAGACAAACTCATCTTGTCCTCAACTTTAAGTCCAGTTGTGTGTCCGCAATTTATAAGGATTTTCTCGGCTAATGAAATACGCTCTTTGATCTTAATCATCTGAGATGGCTTAACAACATCGAGGAATTCAGGCTTAAGCTCTATCTCAAGACCGATATCAAAACGGTCTCTTCTTACGTGACCAAACATGGCCATTGTGTTTCCGCGAGCTCTTAATATGGAAGCTATTAAATGGTTCTGAACCCTAACCTGTTTAATAACAGAGTCAGGTAAAAGGTTTGTTTTGTGCTTATAGATACCAGCATAGTGATCAGCGTCTTGAGGGCTTTCGGTAAAAGCCATTCGTGGGGATTTCTTTTTAGAAGCGCTACCAGAAGCCTGATGTACGATTGAAAATACGCTGTCTTGAGAGCTTTTTTCTAAAGGCTCAAGTCCAGATTCTTTAATCAATTTTTCAGAAGCAGGTCCTACCATAAATACGGTTGGCTGTTTTTTGTCTTTGCTCATCGCCCTACTCTATTGTTACGTAAAATACTTTTACTGTATTGATAGTATCATTTGTTACTACCATAGACCAAATAACTGATTTTTTCATAAAAATCGCTGGTTTAGAAGCGTTACCTTCAACAAAAGGGTCTATATTACCTTCGGATTGGCCGTTGATCTCAAGGTTTAAAGAGTAGTCGGACTCAAGATAAACGAAATTCTTATTGCCGTAGTATGCGTTTATTTGGTTAGTGGTGACCGTTTCTGCAGCCAAAGCTTTTGATGAGTAAAACTCTATCTCGTCAGATGAAACAGATGTTATTTCGTAAGTAGCTCTTGTCGCAGGGGAGAATCCACCATATATACGTAGAGAATCCTGCTTTTGAACTCCAGCAGCGCTAAAAATCTTGATATCATTTACAGATGCCATCGTAACGACCTCGGGAACTCCCGAGATGTTTTCGATAGAAAAGCTTGTTGCTGTTAATGATAGGATTTTCGACTGAACTTTGTTTGATATGTTGAAAGGGCCTGCTATGATAACATTGTCACCAACGATTGCTCCGCCAGAAATGAGGTTTAATGGCGTTCCAGCTGTTGAAGAGAAGGTTGTTACTGTGGCGCTTTGAGTTACGGTGATGACCGTAGTGTTGTCCGCAGATGTTGTTCTGGCTGTTCTGAAGATAGGGGCCGTTCCGCCGACATGCCTAAGAACGTATGTATTAGACGTATTTACTTTGAGGGAGATGGAGTACTGAGTTGTGATGTCTTGAGACAGGGTTCTGGCTCCGTTGAAGAGGGTGCGCGACTCGCCTGGCGCTAGGAACAGTTCCTCCGACTTAGGCTTACTCGCCTCAGCTCCTGAGATTTCGGTCTGCCATTTGAAGTAGTTTCTCGTAGGACTATTACTTGCGTTTTTGTCCTCATAAGCGTTAAGGGCTATTAAAATGTTCATTTTACTCATCATTGACCTCTACTATACATTAAAGATTGCTGGTTTACGTATCATTATCTGAGCATTTATCGTCAGATATTGGTTCTATATAGTAGGAAAGACTGGCTTTTTTCATTTTTCTTCCCATTCTTAAACATCTAGATATATATCGAGCGCCGATACCCAGATCACCAGCCGCCGCTTCGATTGAGGGCCATATTCGTCCTGTTTTATCGCAGATAATAGGCTTGCATACTGACTTTCTTACCTTTTTCATGTGCTCTGTCATCCAAGGCCTTTTTAGCCCAGTATTGGCCTCTGCTATTTTATCCTTTGTTTCTTGGGTTAGTTTCCACGAGCGTCTTTTGGCTGATTTTCTATAGGAGTTTTTACCTCCTTTTTTGATATTATACCCATTAGGGGCCAAGGTGCCATGGGCCATAACAGACGTAAGCTCTATTTTATTCATATGATCGATAAGAGTCTTTTTGCTGTCCATCTCAACGCGATACAGAACCTCTAAAACAAAACAGTCCTTACCATATTTAGCTATCGCATTCTTTAAAAAAGTGCATTTACTGCTTGGGGAGATATGCCCTCTCCATCTCTCTTGAGGAGTTTTGAGCGTCTGACCAATATAGGACATGCCATTTACAGTGTTTGTTATTTTATACAGGTATGCTTTCATATTTTATTTAAAAATCCCATCGCAACCCGCCTTTTTTCTTGGTAGATCCCGTGGAAGTTGTTGAAATCCCTGCTCTTTGTGTGATTTCTTGCTTCATAAGCTCTTTATTTACCTCGTTAGGGCTTATAGGCCCCTTCGATGAGTCATAGGTCTTTATTGGGACATAATCTCCAGATATAAGCATTTTACCCGATTTAGAGTCAAAAACGTTCTGTCCTATATATCGCAGGGCATCCGCTCTATCCGCTATTCCGATATCGTCGTCTGGGGTAGTAGTTACGTTACCTGCATTGTCAAGCAAAAAGTGATGCTCTTTTAGCATTTTGATAGAGCTTTCATTTTCCACTGTTTTGACGACCTTAAACTTACGAACACCAGTACTTGTTATGATTTGGCTTCGGATAGCGCTGATTCCACCCATAACGTCTTTTTTGAAGTCAGGACAGTTCATGCCTTTTTTTCTGAAGGTTTTGATAGCAGAAGGAGCCGCTTGGTCTAGGAACCATTTCCATACGCCGTACTTTTCTTGATAGTTAGAGGCTATGTCGGCGAAGTCGTGCGTCTCCAGACCGGGTGAACCGTAGGTGTCCAACAACAAGCTATTCCCATCAGGAAGCACAGCAACTATAATAATTGTCGAGTCATGGGTGAATCCGAAATCCACTCCAGCAAACACCTTTATTCCAAGGTCCTTTATTTTAGCAACAAGCTCATCAAAAGTAATGTCTTCTTTGATCTCTCCAGTGACTATCTCATAAGCTTGGGCCACAGACACGATATTGTCCCCAAGAGTCTCACTGAATCTCGAGTAAACTAGACCTGCGCTGGTCGGTTTCCAGCAAAGTAATTGGGCCTCTGCCATCTCGGAGTCTGTTTTTCGGAACTGTCCAACAGTAAAATCAATGGTTTTAAACAGAGAACCAGCCCCAGCTAGGTCAGTGTCAGGTCTTAATGTTAAGCGCCCTTGGCACGTAGCCGCCAATGGGCATTTCAAACACCCATCATAGAGCTCTATTTTTCTGTACTCTGATTTTTCCTGAGAAATGACTTTATCCATCTCTTCTTGAGTTTTAATCAGAGCAGGAAGTTGTTTCTTCGTATATCTTATGTTGATATTGCCAGTGCTTTTAAGACTACGATCGTCGAAGCACTTCTCTGTAATATCTAAAACATTCCATTGGACTAGTTTTTCATGAGATATATGTCGATTTTGGATTTCTTTTTCAAAAATACCGAAACTGAATTTTCTTGTAGAGTATTTAACGGTCATAGGACCATGTTCATTTTTTCTTGTAGGGATAAGCTGGGCTTCTTTGTATCCTATGAGACCTTGTTTTGATAAGGTATCTAGCTCATCGTAAGAGCCGACATGGGCACGTTGAGAATTTCCCCCAGCTAAAGAAGCGACGATGACGTCGATAAAACTAACAGTTCCGTCTTCATTTAGTATTTGAATTTTGTGCTTAGAATCACTAATAACTTTACGGCCTACATGGTTAATATAGGGAGTCAGCTTTCTGATAAAAATAGTGGTGTACTCGATACATTTCTCAGCTTGTTTTTTTACAGCTGCAAGATGGGCAATCTCGGCTTTGAATTGACAGATGAGAAGAACGTTGAGAATAGAGCCTGCTAAGGTTTTTCCACCATCTCGGTTGGCCATCCAAATATAGCCCGGGTTCTCCTTGTACAGGTCCTGTTTGTAGGTGTTGTAGGCTTCCCAGATCGCATCCCCCGGGGAGCCGTAGATAATGTCCGACGAAATGTCCTCATTAATCCCCGACACATTCCCAAAAGGCAACGTGATATCAAGAAAGGTGTAAACCCAATCCCTAAGCTCTTCTTTTGAATTTAAAGGAGCTAAGAATAATTCTTTCTTAGCATCCTCTACTATCTGTTTTTCCAGCTCGGTCATTTGTCTCCCTAAGGACGTAAATTCGCTTCATTCTGATAGTCTTCAGGACTATTCACAACTCTGTCAAAATCTCTATCAGCCGAAGCCTCTGATCTTTCAAAATTATCATCTCTAGGATAAGCGACAATACCGCCGATAGTTCCTAGCACTGTTGCTATACTGCATGCGTTCTTCAAAGACTCTTCAACAGCTGGAGCGGCGTCGTAGACACCTAATTCATCAGCAGTGCCAAATACTTGGTTTTCAACATCATATACCTGATCTGCGTTTTCCATTAAATGGCTTACAATCTGAGAGGCTTCTTCTTCAGAGTATCCAGCGTTATCCAATAAACGGAAGATCGGAGTTAACAATGAAGGTATTAATATTTCTGTAGCTATAACGTTGTCGCCATGTTCAGAACCAAGCTTTAAAGCAAGATCGATAAAAGTACGACAGCCTCCAGCTAAAATACCCTTGCTTATAGAAGACCTTACAGCCATAACACAGTCTTCTACTCGGTCAACGCGCTCTTTAACTTCACCGTTACTGCCACCGTAAACAGTCAATCTAGCAATGCCGTTAGTAAGCTTTCCTAAGCGCTCATCCAGCCAGCGACCTTCTAAGACAGATTCACAAGTTTCTTTTTGTTTTTTCAACTCGTCAGCACGAACTTCAACATTAACCTGATCTGAATCTCCTACGATAGTGCTGCGGAATCTGTAGATTTCAAATGCCGTCATTCCCGTACCGAGGTCTCTCATCTGAGCTTGGTTGATAGGCTCTTTGATACCAAAAATCTTAGCACCTGTAAAAGCGGACATATCCATTAACATTTGTAATTCTGCGTTAATGAACTGATCTCTAGGAACTACCATAGGAACGACATTAATAGTAAGAGGATTCTGGAAATTCCACATAAGCTGGTTCAAAATAGTCTCACTGTATCCATGAGCAAAGATAACTAGATTCTTATACTCACTTTCTCCAGATGAATAGGCTTGACCCAAATTCTCAAGAACATCTCGAATAGTAATGATGTCAGAAAGCTGGCCGTCAAACAGTAAGAATAAAGGTTTTTCTAAATAACATCGCTGATTAGCTTGGTCATTAATAAATGCTGCGTGGAATTTTCCGATAGACTCTTCATATCCGATAGGTAATGGGAATCCTTCTATCAAAGAGGAGTCGTAGCCATATGGGCCGCTGGCTTCTTTAATAGTTACGTGAGAACTGTCGCCGTATCCGATAAGCTCAAAAGCCTTAATCACAGCCTCTGCCATATCCATATCTCCATTACCAGAAATCTTAGCAACCATCTTCAATTTCTCTTGATTGTCTAGGTCGATCTTGATCGCCTTTTCCTGAATTTCAGGGATAAGAATCTCACGAACCATTTTGCTCATTTCACGAGCAGCTTTTTGAGGGCTGTATTTTCGATCGCTTTCAGTGAAGGCATGTAGGTTTTCGATAAGAGCGGCTGACATAATACTTGCCGTAGTTGTTCCGTCACCAGCTTCAGTAGCTGTTCTTTTAGCTGCGTCACGAGCTTGCTCGATAACTAAATGCTCATAAGAATTAGCAGAACCTAAGCTGTTGAACACCGTGACTCCGTCTTTAGTGTTTTTATTGGCAATACCAGCATGGTCGGACTCGATGAGGACGTTCTTGCCGCCAGGTCCATAGGTGGCCCCGACAATCTCACTAATTCTGTTCATCGTTCTTAAGACGATTTTCTTAAGGTCTTGAGGCTCTGACTTAAACATTTTCGGCGAGGATTTTACTTTTCTGATCATTTTATGTCTCCTATATCTTATATAGTATCACAACTCTTTCGCCAATAAATCAAGATGGTTAGCTTTTTTCTGTGATACTATTAACGTGTGATAAAAATAAAAACACCGACAAAAGCATACATTCCAGAAGAGTCTTTCGAAAGCTTCTCAAAAGCCCTTTCTTATAAGAATAAGGCCATTGCTTACGAGCTCAACAGAATCACTCATAATAAGTGGTTTAAAAAGTCAAGCCCAGATGAATGGCAAGTTAAGGTTAATGAGCTCAAAGCTCTGGTCAATGGCTGCTTGGTTTACCGAGATAAGTCTGGACCTTATATTAGGGCTGGTTCTATCCCATACTTAATAGATGAGGGTGTTCTTCTTCCTTCCGACGTACAGAATGAGATAGAATATCCTAAAGCTAGACCTTATCGCTGGTACAATCCTCTCCCTTTTACTCTCTATCATTACCAAGCAAAATCAGTAGAGCTTCTTTTAGAAGAAAGACATGGGGCCGTTAGCTTATGTACTGGAGCTGGAAAGTCTGCTATTATTTTAAAGATGGCCCAAGCTCTGGGATTGCCAACTATCATATCAGTTCCTTCGGAAAGCATCTTTTCAGAGCTCTTAAAGGCGTTTGAATATCATTTCGGAAAAGATTCTGTTGGGTGCATCGGAGATGGAAAGAAAAGACTTGGTAAGATTTTCACAGTATGTATTGCAGATTCCTTAACTAATCTAAAGGAAGGAACTGACGCTTACGACCACGTTAAGAAGGCTAAGGTTCTTTTGACTGATGAATCCCACACTTTCGCCGCTGAAACTTTGGACGAGGTTTGTCATGGGGTTCTTTCTGATATACCGTACAGATTCTTTCTATCAGGAACTCAAACCAGAGCTGACGGGACAAAGAAGGTTCTAGAGTCTATTATAGGTAAGGTTGTTTATTCTTTTTCGACAGAAGAGGCTATCAAGGGCGGTTTCGTTTGCGACCACGAGTTCAGGATACTTCCTGTGGCCAGCACGTTCTCAGGACCGATAAGCAGAGACCCTCTTATTAATAAAAGAAATCATTTACTTAGAAATACCAATATCAGGGACTTCATAGCGAAGCTATCAAATCTTTCTTGGAATAAAAATAAGCATCAAACCCTAGTCCTGATCGAAGAGCTCTCTCAGATCGTATCTCTCGTTCCTCATATAACGGTCCCATTTGCCGTGGCCACCAGCGCTAGCAATAAAAATGCAATACTTGCGACAGTGACTGGGGTTAGTGAGAAAGTTATCAAGGAAGACTTTGACTTCTATTTCGAGAAACTTACTCCAGACCAGCTTAATATCTACAATCTTATTAAAAATAGTGATTCAGGTAAGGCTGTTGATATGTTTAATAGAGGTGAGGTCCATGTTCTCATAGGAACTTCGTGCATTGCTACTGGGACGAATATATTCCCCACTCACAACACAGTAAACTGGGTTGGAGGGTCCTCTGAAACCAAAACAAAGCAGGGAACTGTAGGACGGTCTGTCAGGATGTTAGAGAAGTCTAAATACAAAGATTTTCACGTACCTAAGCCTAAAGTTATTATCTGGGACTTTGACGTAATGGGTCTTCCTGATTTAGAAGTGCATCTTTTCAACAGGATACGATACTATAAAGATAGTGGTGTAGAGATTAGGAGAATGGGTTGAAAAAAGTATACGTAGATTTTAACAGCGAGCTTAGAGATTTTGCAACTGCTGTTACCAGCACTATAAAGTTCAATAAGGATGGGTCTGACCAAAAAGCTCAGGTTGAGCTACTTATGTCTTTAGAGAAAAAATTCCTAGCCAGCGTTTGGAAATATCAAAAACAGATGAGAGAAATCTGTAAAAAGTTCATTTTAATGGTCGTCGTTGAGAACAAGAACATTCTAAGCGCAAGACCTTATTTTAGAGAAAAAGCCGTTTTCTTTAACGCCAACATAAGCCCTGCTATTAGGGACGTAAAACTAGATCATTTTAAAAAATTCAATATCAATTTCCTCATGATGATGTATATCAGAAATAACTGGAAGGGAAACTTTCCAGAAAAATCAGAAGCTTTTTATCGAAAAGCGGAACAGGCTCGTAAGGTTCTGATCGAGAACAACATGCCTCTAGTTATCAATAAGGCTCGTCAGCATTTTAGAAATGTCAGCCAAGGCCATATGGACCTCATGGATATCATAGGAATCGCTTCATCTGGACTTATCGACGGGATTGATAAGTACGTTGGCGAGTACACTAAAGTTTTCGCTGGAGTCTGTATCGGTCGTATGACAGGGGATATGGTCGACGAGAGTAGCCAGACCTCTATACATTTCTATCCTAGCGATAAGCACGTCATATACAGAGCTAACTCTTTAAAAAAGAGATATAAGATTCAGGACGTCCATACCCTAACAAGAGCCGTTAATAAAAGCTTTGAAGAGGATAAGAAAGAAGGTCGAAAGATCATCAGGTCTAGCATTTCAGTATCTGATCTTGAAAGACTGTTGCTAGCATCTTCTATGCTGAGCCTTGAAGCTTCGTACTCAGATCCAGACTCCGACTCTGATGGAGATTCTTCTATGTTTTTAAGCATAGGAGACGCTCTCTTGGAAAAAGAGGACGACCAAAGCGTGGAAGAGATGGTTTCTTCCAAAGAAGCTTGGACCAAGGTTTACGAACACTTATCAGACATATCCGTTTTAGATAAAAAAATACTAAGAATGAAAGGAATAAAGCTATGAAAACATCTTATAATGACAGTCTTATTTTGGAAACATACAAACAGGGACAGGGAATCAAAACAGAGGTTAAATCTGGGTTCGCTTTCGTCAGTCAGAAGTCTAAGCTTATAGGCCTCAAGCTTCTTATGGATGCTAAGCTTAATGATGGCTCTTTTTTGTCAAAAGGCGTTACGGCCTACATTCCTGAAGATCATTTGGCGACCATGCCTTGGGCTAAAAATGTCAAAACATCAGACGCTCTTGACAAACAGGAGTTTCTTGTGGTACCATTAAAAGAGGTTGTGTTTTTTGACGACCTAGCGGAGAGTACCTTTTGAAGATTTTAAGAGTTGGAGATCCCCATGTCAAGCCGTCTAACTTAGACGACTTGAAAAAGCTAATGGCTTTTGTAATACTAAAAGCGATAGAGCTTAATGTGTCTCATATTGAGCTTCTAGGTGATCTTTTTGATACACATCTTGTTATCAGGATGGATGTTATGAATTTTTGGCAAAACTTTGTCCGTCAGGTTTCTGAGAAAAAAATCAAAGTTATAGCCATAGTAGGCAATCACGATATGGTTGGGGATAAGCAACGAGAGAAGCAGATGAGCGCTCTAGATTCTCTGAAGCACATGTCTCAGTATTTCGAAGTGATTGATTCTCCTACTATATTCAAAGAAATCGCATACATACCATACAGGTCAGACGAAAAAGAGTTTATCGAAGAGGCCCTTAATCTTCTACCTATGTCAAATGGGACTCTGGTGTGCCACCAGACTTTTGATGGCAGTAAATTCGACAACGGGATGTACGCCCCTCACGGTTTTAACGTTGATATGCTAGCTGGGTATAAAAGTATTATTTCGGGACATATCCACTGTACTCAAAAATTCGCTAACGTTTTCTACCAAGGAACCGCTAGATGGGAATCTCTTGATGACGCCAATGCTCAAAAAGGAATCTGGCTTTATGATGGGGATAAAGAGCCCGAGATGATTCCAACGGACTCTGTTTGTCAGCCGATCAAATTATTTGAGATCAGCGAAGGCGATGATATTCCTAATATCGTTTCTGGAGATAAGAACTACATTGTTCTGAAGGGCTCAGGCTCGTGGATATCAAAAACCAGCAAAGAGCTTAAGGGACTGGGTAGAATCACTCCAAGACCTGTAGACTCAAAGATGGACTCTGGAGATCGTCAGGAGAGGGTTTCTTCTATTGGGGCCTACGCTAATAGTTTTAAGTTTGAAGGAAATATTAATATCTCGGATGTTCTGGAGTATGTGGAGAGTTTATGAAAATAGACGAAAGTGTTTTGAAAGACATGAAAAAAGCAGCTGTTATGTCTGGCCGACTATCGGAGCTTCATGTCAAGAATATCCAAATGTACCCGTTTGTGTTTTTTGATAACGTAACTCACGTCGATATTGACTACAATATAGATATGTCTCAAGAATCAAGCCAATCTTATATGAATTTTAGCTTAAAAATGAAGAAAAAACCTAAAAATATATTAAATCTAGATAAAAGAATGCAAGCTTTGAGGTCTTCAATAGAGACTCTTCTTTGGTCTGGGATAAAGATTTCGGTCTCTATTAACGGTCAGGATGTGGAAGATGTCTGAAGATAAAAAAGACCTCCCCACTCAACCTCCAGAGTCAGTTCCTAACCTGCCAACGATTCAGGGTAAGGACCTTCAAGATTACCGTGATTTCATTGAGGCTGGTATGCCAGCCATATCGTCATTGCCTAGAGAAAGCGTTCCTAAAATGTTAGATATGTATCTAGACGGCTACTCTCACAGAGAAATAGCTCGTTTTTTCAGGACCAAAATAGAGATAGTCTTATATCACGCAGATAAGGGCAATTGGTACCAGCAGCTTATTGTCAGCGTTAAAGAGGTCGCAGATTCCTCAGCTCTAAAGTTACAGCTATATCAAAACAAAACTCCTGAGTTCTACATGGCTCTTGGTGGGTTTATTCGTAAAAATATGCAAGTGTCAATGGACCAGTATAAAAGAACTGGTGATGTCAGAATCCTAGACACGATCAACGCTGCTTTGGTTGACAAAATCATAAAGATAGACTCTTTCATAAAAGATGCGACTTCTGACCCTAAGGTCCCAGCGACAACCAATATAAATATATTTGGGAATGCTTCTGTTGAGAAAAAAGAAGACAGTATTGACGTCACTCCAGCTTCTATACCCACAGCAGGCTCTACAGCAGATGTTCTGAAGGCTATTGCCGATCTTAAGAGAAAAAATCAAGCAGAAAAAAAATAATGATACTATTAAATAAAAGGAGACAATGTATGTCTATTATCAGTAAATTAGTTCGAGTTTCGATGTTCTTGCTACTGCTCGCCTCTTGTAGCGAAGCTGCGAAACAAAATCAGGTTATTTTAACAAATAAAAACTCAGTCGTCTTGGCTGATGAAGTAAATGCTGAAACAGTAGCTAAGGTTTTGCAGGAAGTACGCAAGCTGGACGCCGATCTAAAAAAAGGTGAGCCTTTGTACCTGATCCTGAACACACCGGGTGGGTCGATCAGCGACGGCCTCGAGCTAATCGACGTCATCAAGGGCATGGACCGTAAAGTTCACACCATTACCGTATTCGCTGCAAGCATGGGTTTCCAGATCGCTCAGAACTTGAATGATCGACTGATTACTGAAAGTGGAATCTTAATGTCCCACAGAGCGTCTACTTCAGGCACTGGCGGTGAGTTTGGTGGACAAGAGCCTTCCCAACTATCTAATCGAATGGGGTTATGGAGCCGACGCATTAAATCTATGGATGAGCAGACCGTTAAAAGAACTAATGGAAAGCAAACTTTGGAATCTTACACAAAAGCCTATGAGAACGAGCTTTGGTTATTAAGTCAAGACTCAGTATCAGAAGGGTACGCAGATAAGGTTGTTAATGTTAAATGCGACAAGTCTTTAAACGGGACTCGAGATCAGGACTTTTTCTTTTTCGGAGTTAAGATTGTGGTAACGTTCAGTAAGTGTCCTGTCGTGACGGGTCCTCTAGAGATTAAGGCTCTTATTAAGACTCAAGAGGGATTTGTTCCTTTGAATACCTTTATTGAAAAGGGAGGGATGTTTGGTACGGCGTGTACTGTGCAGCAGAGCCAGTCTAAGTACAACTGCCCATCAGACGTCTCTCTCTCTTTAGAGAAAGTCGAAGAAATGAAACGTCAAACTGTTCAGAAATTCTCTCAAGAATATATGAGAAACAATATAAAAAGATACTAGGTGTTACCATGCCAATGATCAATTATAAGTGCCAAGCCCCTACCTGTGGGGCTTTTTTTTCGATACTAGTTCATAAGTCTTCAGATATCGAGCCAACCTATGCTTGCAAAGAATGTGGCTGCGTCTCAAAAAGAAGCTTGTCTTCTCCCAATTCTTCGTCTAAGATAATGGTAGGCAAAGAAACTCAGGCTAGAGCTGTTGAGATTTACCCTGATGTTATAGAGCTTAACCACGAAAGAGCCAAGACAGGTCAGAATAGAGGGGACTAGTTGATTAAAATTAAAAGTCTGATTATCTCGAACATAGGTCGTTTTGTTGGAGATCACACTGTAGATATAGATTCGCTAGATAGCCTATTCCAAGTTGACGGAAAAAACGACAATACTGGAGGCTCTTCAGGCTCTGGTAAGACTACTATTTTTAATTCCCTAGACTACCTCCTAGGTGTCAATGATATCCCCACGACCGTTCTTCAGAGTAGGCTTACTAAAAACCCTATGGCTGTAGAGGGGTTGATCGAAAAAGATAATGAGCTATACACCATCAAAAGGTCTAAATCTGGAGGCTTGTCCATAAAGACTCCCACTGGAGAAGTGAGCGGCAGCTCTAAGGTTACTGAAGAATGGCTTCAGAAGTTTATAGGAATCCCAACTGAACTATTAAGACCAGCGTATCACAAAAGACAAAAAGAAGGCGGATTCTTCCTCAATAAAACAGGTAAGGAAATGTACGAATTCCTTTCCACATGTCTAGACTTGGGACATCTGACAAAAAAACAAGAAAAAGCAGACCTTAAAGCTAAAGAACTAGAGCCTCAAATTTTTATTTTAAAAGAAAAGATAAAAACCCTACAGTCATACATACTGACTATTACTGAAACTAAAAAAACTATCTCAGAGCCTAAATGCGAGGTTGATGAGGAAGTGCTTTCGAGGTGTGCTGATAATGCCAGCGCGGCCCTGAAAGACCTTGTGTCTATCGAAAAAGAGCTCGAGGTTGAGCTGCAAATACCTGCTCCAGTAAAACCACAAAACCCTGAAAAACCCGAAAGACTAAAAGAGATCGACGCTTTGGTTAGTAAGGAAAGGGCCGAGAAAGCTTCTGTGGTTGCGTCTGTGGATTTTAAAATCCAAGGAATGAAGCAGGAGATAAGAAAAACCCAAGCTTTAATCCAATCTTTAAGAATTAAGGAAAGTTCTATTCCTGCTCTTGATGAAAAACTTTCAGAGCTGAAAGCCCAGATAGAGAAAGCAAAGACTGGCAAGTGTCCTACTTGCGACCAAGACTGGCATAACGAGCATTCTGAGGCTAAATATCAAGATATGATATCGAAGGCTAAGTCCGTATTTACAGCCAAGCAAGAGGCTATAGGAGCAGCTGGGCTTATCTCTGGACATGAGGAAGAACTGAAGAAATTCCAACTGTCTTTAGCTGAGGCTGAACAAGAGATGCTTCTTTTGAAGGAAGCTAAGTCAGAATCTTCTTTATTGGAAGAAAAGGCGACTCTGGAAGCGGAACATAACTCAAAAACACTACATGTATCTGAAAAATACTCTCAAGACTTAAAAAAACACTCAGAAACTATATCTAATATCAAAGAGAGATATTCGCCTCAAATAGCTCAAGCTTCTGGGCAGTACCAGATGCTGAGAGATGTTTACAATAAGGTCTCGACTGTTTTGGAATCCCACAAAAGAGAGATGGACTCCTACACTAAGAACGTGAAGAACATCACAGATCAAGAAGCTAAGGGAGCTCAGGAGATCGAAGCTGCTTCTAAAACACTGTCTGTCTTAGAGAAGGACCTTTCTCTTGCTTCTAACGCCTCAAGGCTTATTAAGAGCTATGTCGGCCAGCTGTTTTTTGATTCGCTCACGCAGATAGCAAACAAAGCGACGGCAACCCTTATGCAAATCCCTAACATGGAAACCGCATGCATAACTTTTGACACGTTCAAAGAGACCAAGTCAGGTTCCATCAAAGAAGAGGTCAGCGCCAATATCTCCATGGACGGCGAAGGTGTCGTTCCCGTTAAGAGTTTGAGCGGTGGAGAAAGAGCTACTATTGATCTTGCTGTTGATCTTGCGGTCATCGATATGATTGAGGAAAGAACTGGTAAGGGCTTGAATTTATTCATATTAGATGAACCTTTTGACGGCCTAGATAGCGTCTGTAAAGAAAGATGTTTGTCAGTTTTGATAAATCATGATACAAATAAGAAGATAGGTTTAGTTGACCACTCTAACGAGACTAAAGAACTAGTCTCTAGCAGGATTACAGCCGTTCGATCAGGGCAGGAAAGTAGGATTTTATGAGGAATAAGGAAGACTTCGAACTAGACTTAGGTCTATACTTAGCAAAAGAAAAAGAGCTGAGTCCTGAAGACAAGAGACGTCTGTTGATGGCTATTTTTGAAAAACAGCTTATTCTGAACTCTTCTGATTTTAAGGTAGACTACTTCGATTTCCAAAAGGTCCGAGGTGATACTATAAATATGCTGGCAACGGCAAATACAAGAATTAAAATGGACCGAAAAGAGCTGTCTGATCAGGAAGTGGCTCATGTATTTTTATTAGAAAATTTTATAAGTTTCTTAAACTCAAAAGGCGCTCTTAAAAGAATGCCAAAACTAATCAAGGAGTAATTATGGCTAAGAAGACAGACATCAAAACACAGGCTCAAAAGGAATTCCCAGACTTCGTAGACGCGGTTGATCGCCTATCTGTGACGGAATTAGACTCTCGACTCCTAGCTTACGCTAAAGAGGTTGAGAACACTCGCACCTCATTAGAAGAGAATGCGACTATCAATAAGCTTAAAGAAGATCTTAAACAGGCTAAAGGCCCTTTTAACGACACTCAAAAAGCGTTACGAGTTAAAATGAAATATTTAATGTCATTGATCGCAGAAAAAGGCGGAATTGTTTAGTGGAGAAAGTTCTTAGCTTTGACATATCTACTAAGACTGGGTTCGCCGTAGGTGAGGTCAGTAATGCTGGATTCAAGCTTTTGGACTACGGTCTTCTTACTAAGACCATTAAGCCAGAGCTTGGATACCCATCGGACTATGTCCAGTGGGCTATCAATACAGCAAGACCTATCATAGCTAAGATCGAAGAAGTCAAGCCCGATATCGTGGTTATCGAAGAAACGGCTTCTGGCTCTAAGAGTAACTACAGTCAGAAGATATTGGAGTTCACACACTACATTGTGGCTGAATATATCTCGATGAACAATATCAAAACCAGATACTTCTTAACAGGAGAGTGGAGAGGTATTGTCGGAGCTAAGATGACTTCTTCTGAGTCCAAGAACAATAAGAAGACAAAAGACATTAAAAAGAAAACTGGAAGTAAGATAGCGAAAGATGAGAATGGTAAAAGGCTTGGTAAAATTACTAAGAAACACGTTAATGTTAGGATAGCTAATGAAGTATTTGGCCTAAACTTTAGGCTATGCGATAATGATAAGGCAGATGCTATTTTACTATCTCTTTCATATAGTTTGGAAAAATATGGGACAAGAAAAAGTATTACTACCTAGGAAAGACAGGTCTGGAAGTAGATACGGAAACTGGCTACTTCTTAGTATCAGCGACTGCAAGAGATACCCCAATAAAAAAGGGAGCCGCAACAGCAACACTGTAATATGGTACTATAGCTGTAGATGTGACTGTGGGACAATAAGCAGAGTCTCTTGGACGGACATAGGGTCTGGGAAATCTACACAGTGTAGGGAATGTCATTTGCATAAATATATTTTAAACTCCCAAAAAGGGATTAAAAACTTTGGCAAGAAAAATCCTAACTATAGAGGGTCTGAAAATATACCCCATATTTGGCTTAGTAGGGCAAAGAAAAACGCAGAGATTAGGAGTCTTCCGTTTGAGATAACCCTTTCCGACATGCAAAGAAAATGGGATGAGCAGAAAGGTTTGTGTTTTTATAGCGGACTGCCCCTATCCTTCTCTAAGGACGGAACTATGAAAGATACCAACATCCATCTGAGCTTAACAGCCAGTCTGGATAGGCTGGACTCCTCCATAGGGTACTTTCCTCATAACATAGCTTGGACTAGTAAGACGATAAATCGGGTAAAGATGAACCTGCCCCATGAGACGTTTTTGAAAATGTGCGAAATTGTATTTAAACATAACACCAAAAATTAAGGGTCTACATAGATGAGCATTTTGACACCTAGAATGGAATATGGTCCATTTGAGTATCCTATTTTTTACGAATTTTGGGAAAAACAACAAGCAGCTCACTGGCTACACACTGAAATATCGATGGCTGGTGATATTAATGACTGGAAGACGGTCTTAAACGAAACGGAAAAGCATTTAGTAGGCTCCATTTTAAAGGGGTTTACTCAATCTGAAATATTTATCGGTAATGATTACTGGCTAAAAGTTGCTAGAAACTTTAAGAAGCCTGAGATTCAGATGATGGCCACCACTTTTTCAGCGTTCGAGTCTATCCATGCGGTCTCTTACTCATACTTAGAAGAGTCGTTAGGTATCCAAAACTACAAAAGTTTTCTGGAAGAGCCTACTGCTAAAGCTAAGATAGAAAGACTGATGAAAACTAAGGGTAAATCCAGAGAAGAGATCGCTCTTTCCTTGGCTATATTCTCTGGTTTCAATGAAGGGGTTAATCTATTTAGTAGCTTTGCTGTTCTGCTGAATTTTAGCAGATTCAATAAGCTTAAAGGGGTTGGCCAGATCATCGCGTTCTCTATCGCTGATGAAACGCTGCACTCAAAGGCTGGTATTGAGCTGTTTAATATACTGGTCAAAGAGAATCCTGAAATAAAGACGGAAGCTTTTGATGAAAAAATATTAGAAGCGGCCAGACTTACGATTGAGTTAGAGGATTCCTTTCTAGAACAGGCATTTAAGCTTGGAAACATAGAAGGGCTTTCTTTATCTGACATGAAAAATTTTATACGACATAAGTGCAATGAGAAGCTGACTGAGATGGGCTTTTCAAAAAACTGGAAAAACATTAATAAGGAATCCCTAGACCGCATGCAGTGGTTCGAGGTTTTGTCTAACAGCAACCTAGGACATCAGGATTTCTTTAGTGGAAGAGTTTCGGCCTATTCAAAAGGTCAGCAGAATTGGGAAGAGGTTTTTGAATGAATTTAGAAGAAATGAAAGAAGCTGGGGAAGCCCCAGTTTGGGTTAACGAAGATTCTTTGAACACCTTATCTAGAGGATATCTTTTAGAAAACGAGACCGTTAAAGGTGCTATAGCCAGAATTTCTAAAGGCATTTCTCAAGAGTTAAAAAAGCCAGACCTAGAAAATATATTTTTTCAGGCCATCTGGAATAACTGGCTATGCTTGGCAAGTCCTATATGGAGCAACTGCGCCACAGAGCGTGGGCTTCCTTTGTCTTGCAACACAATAACTCTAGGTGATTCGATAGACTCTATTTTCCAGAAAAACCACGAGCTAGCTATGCTTTCTAAAAACGGAGCTGGCGTTGGTATTTATATGGGAGGGGTTCGAGGTAGAGGGTCTAATATTACTGGTAACGGTAAGTCTGAAGGAGTCATCCCTTGGATTAAAGTATTAGAGACAACTACCTTAGCGGTAAGTCAGGGAGGCACTCGTAAAGGAGCGTCTGCTTGCTATTTGCCGATCGACCATCCTGATTATGAAGAGTTTATTCAAATAAGAAGAGCTACTGGAGACCACAACAGAAGAGCTCGGAATATGAATATCGGAGCCTGTATCGGAGATAACTTTTTAAATGAAATGTTATCTGGTAACAAGGTTAATCAAAACCTATGGCTAGAAACTCTTAAAGAGAGAGTCGAGAATGGGGAGCCTTATTTGTTTTTCTCGGATAATGTGGAGCGACAAAAAGGCCAAGCATATATCAATAATAACTTAGATATTAAGTCATCTAATATTTGTAACGAGATATACCTTCATACCGATGAGGACCATACTTTTGTATGCTGCCTATCTTCACTCAATCTTGATAAGTTTGATGAATGGCACTCTTACAAGTTCGACAATGGAATGACCTTACCAGAGCTATCTACTTGGTTTCTTGATGGGGTTTTGTCTGAGTATATTAGAAAAGCCAAGACTCGAAATGGGTTTGAGGCAGCTGTTCGGTCTGCCGAAAAGGGACGGGCTATCGGAATTGGGGTTTTAGGATTCCATTCATATCTACAGTCTAAAATGATTGAGATGGACAGCTTTGACGCTATGATGACTAATTCTAGAATTTTTAAGTTCATTGATGACGAGTCTAGGAAGGCTTCTCAGAATTTAGCTAAAGAGTTCGGTGAGCCATTGTGGTGCAAAGGAACTGGTCTGAGAAATACTCACAGAGTAGCCGTTGCCCCAACTGCCAGTAACTCTATTATTTCTGGAGGGGTATCTGCTGGTATCGAGCCTATCTCTTCTAACTGCTATTCTCTTAAATCTGCAAAAGGTACGTTCATTAAGAAGAATAGAGATTTGGAAAAACTTCTTGATCTTAAAGGGGTTAATACTGTCGAGGTATGGTCTCAGATCATTAAAGATAACGGCTCTGTGAGAAATATCAAGCAGTTATCTAAAGAAGAAAAAGCTGTTTTCCTTACTGGCAGAGAGCTCAATCAGCACACTTTGATAAAGCTAGCCTCTCAGCGTCAAAAGTTTATCGACCAAGGGCAGTCTCTTAATTTGTTTTTCAGCGCCAATGCGTCTGCTAAATATATACATGAGGTTCACCTAGAGGCTTGGAAACAGGGTTTGAAAGGTCTTTACTATCTTAGAAGCGAAACAGCCCTTAACGGGAGTGAGTCTGGTTCATACCAGAGCGCGGATGAATGTAAGGCTTGCGAATCATGATACTATTAGATAGAGGTTATTATGAAAAAGATTAACGGCGGATTTTTTGACGACGACCAAGGCCCTTCCGAAGACATCATGTCCGAAGAAGAAGCTGAGGCTATTGAAAACGGTCAGGAGATTCAGACAGAGCAATATGAGGATGAGATTTCAGAAGAGATCATAGCCGATTTAGGTATGCAATCTGAAGAAGATCAGGAAGACGATGATTTAGAAAACGATGCAGAGCTTGTCACCAATGCTCGATTAAGATTAGATCAGGGTCGCCTCTATGAGATGGTTATTGCTCATAATTTCTTTGATAGTGTGGACGCTAACGAAAAAGCTATTAGAAATGTTCAGAGAGAGATCAGAAACTTTGCTAAAGAACGACTCGAGGTCCTTTTAGGTCTTAAACCAGACCCTAAGCTATCTCCTGTTCAGACTAAGGTTGTGCAAGTACAGAGCCAGTTCTCTGAGCTTGAGACTGATCTTCTTAAAAGACTCTTATCTAAGATGTCCAACGGAACTACAGATAAGGTTAAGGAAGTTCCTAAAGCCGAACCTGTAAAAAAAATAACAAATACTATCCCTCAGATTCAGCAACAGCAATCTAAGCCTATGGCTATGAAATCAATAGCTCCAGTAAAAGCTAAAGAGGTTGCGAAGCCAGTTCCTCAAAAGACGGCTGTTAAGGCTCCTGTTCAGCAAAAAGCGGCTCCTCAAAAGCGACAGCCTGCCCCTAAGGAAGAAGCTCCTTTAAGCAAGCCAGTTCATCTTTTAACCTCGAAAGAGCTTATGGAGAGAAATAAAAGAGCTCAGGAAAGGCAGTCTGGCAGTAAAGCGGTGTCTGCGAAAGCAGCTCCTATGCCATCAGTTGAGCAGCAGGAGTATCTGTTCGCCAACAGACAGGCTCGAAACCCACAGATGGCGACAATTCAAACTTTAGTATCTTTAGTTCAACAAAACAAAAAAACACGAGGAGAAGATTAATGGAAAAAACAAAGAATTTAACAGCGGCGCAGCGTCTAGAAGGCTTAGAACAAGCTGTTATCTCACTAGACAACGCTTTACGCAATACGGTTAACACTCAAGAGATGTTACACCAAGCTATCAAGATTTTAGGAAATAAAATCGATGCTGTGGTTAAGGTTGAGCGAGCTGGCGGTGACCTTACTGATGAGGCTATCAGTGATATGATGGTTCAGAATAATGTTCAGGAACTTAAGCAAAAAGTTTCTGATATGGTAAATTCAGGACTTTTGGTTTTAACTGAAGAGGCTAAGGAAAACAGTTTCGTTGCAGGACGAGAGATTGACCCTGAGACTAAAAAAGTACAAAACCCACGAATTCAAATTGCGTTATCTGCTTTAAAGCAAGAGGCTCGTAATTTGGTTCTCGGTAAGAAAGCTGGAGATACTGTCGATTTTGGTAAAGACAAGTTATCTATCGAATTAGAAGAAGTTTATGATATCGTGACTCAGTCAGAGCAGAATGCTTAATTAGGAGCTATTATGGCTAAAGAGAAGAAGGTCTTTCCAAAGGCCAGCAAAGAAGAGCAGATAGCGAAGGTCCAAAAGGCCATCGCTGACATTTCTAAAAAAACTGGATGCGATCCTTTGAAGGTCACCAAGAAAGAACTACTTCTTCATGGCATTAGTGACTGGACTTTTAAAATGGTTTCTTTAGACGAAGTAAGGAAGAATAAATTCCCCAAAAAAGAGAAGAAACCTCACGCACTGAGCGAGTTCACGAAAGAAGCCCTAGGCTCCATAGTTAAAGAGAATGATTTTAAAGAAGGAACTTTCTTTATCACAGCAGCTTCTCCCACATCATACCTAGACTGGTCTGAAGAAGATCATAAGACGGCAAAAGAAGGTGGGGAAGTTAAGGCTGAAAATCTTTTTAAAGAAGGATTTTCTGCTGTAAAGACTTTCTTAAAAGCCGAAAAAGCTCAGCTAGTTATCCTTCCTATGCCTGCTCACGTAAAGGCCTTGCAAGAACAGCCTCTACATTACGACCCAACTCTGAAAAAGTACCAAGATTGCTTTGCTACTGAATTTACTTTCAATACGCATCTTAAGGCTATTGAGGCGTACTTAAATCCACAACAGATCAACCCTTTGACTGGACTTAAGAGATTGAGAATTCACAGATATTCTCAGAGTAATGAAAAGGGCGCTGAAATCAAAAGACTTAAAACCTCTGTTATTGTAGCTCACTCTAAGCAGATGCTTGAAGTGGTTCCTACTGGTAATGACTCACATCCTCGAATTATCCACTCTACAGGAACTATCACTAAGCCTAGTTATTTGAGAAATCGAATAGGCATGATCGCCAATGAAGATCATAAGCTTGGCGGCCTTGTTGTTGAAATCAGAGGGGATATTTTCTGGATTAGACAGGTACAGTTTGATACTAAGACTGGAAGCTTTATTGATATGGGCAAGAGATATCATGCTGACGGTAGGATTACGAAAGAGAGAGCTGAGGCGTTTAAGATGGGCGACATCCACCCCGGTCATCACTCGCAGCCTGCCCTCGATGCTATCTACAAACTATGGGACATCATTAAGCCTAAGAGAATCTTCTTTGAGGACTTCTTTGATGGAACTTCGATTTCTCATCATTTAGTTAATAAAAGAATCACCAGAGCTAAGATTCAAGGGTATTTCGCAGACCTCCCGACAGAATTAAGAGAGGGTAATAAAACTCTTGAAGAGATTTGGAATAGAGCCCCTGAAGATGCTGAGCTTATAGCTACTGCGTCGAATCACCCAGAGCATGTTATGAAGTACCTAGAAGAAGGTCGCTACATTAACGACTGCAGAGAGAATTACAAGATAGCTCACAGAATGGTTGTTATGGCCTTGGATGGTAAAAATCCCCTGAAGGAATACTTAGACCCTAAAGGCAGAATGAATTGGACTGACGAAAATCAAGACTATTATGTTGAGGGTGTTCAGATGAATGTCCACGGACATTTAGGATTGAATGGAGCTAAGGGAAGTAAGATCGGACACGAGCTTGCCTACGGGAATGCCATGGTTGCTCACTCCCACACTCCTAGCATTTACCACGACACCTTCACTGTCGGCCATACTACTCACGAGAGACATGGTTACAATAACGGTAGCTCGACTTGGATTTTGTGCTCTGGAGCTGTGTACAAAGGTGGCCACAAACAGTTGTATATGATTATTAAAGGAAGCGCATTTAGACCTAAAACCAAAAGCATTTTGAAAGACTAAAGTGTCTAAACTAGATATTGAAACCACACGTCTAGCCTCTGAGTTACTAACTAAAGAACACGAGTTAGCTAAAGCGGAGTACTGGATGGAAAAATTAAAATTCATGAAAAGCGAAGCTACTATTCGAAAGACTATGCTCGAGCATTCCATAGAACATCTGAAGAAGAGAGGGGTTATCTCTTCTTTTTCTGAATTTGGAAAGATTAAGGAAGGCCTTAGAAGAGTCAATCTCGAGCTCATGACAGTAGAGAGCGATTTAGCTGATGTCGCATTGGCTATAAAAAGAGCAAGAATAGTCCTAGATCAAATGAAAGACCAATACCAAAGAGTTTTGGTTGCTAATTCTGAAAATGGAACGGTATTAAACTTTAGAGGCAGAAAGTGACGAAAAACGAAATGCAGAAAAAAATAAACGAAGATGAAGATTTTATCAACTCACCTAAACATAGTAATTCATTGGCTGTTTTTGAAAAGAAACACCCAGATGGAGCTAAGGACGATGTCATAGCAAAGGCCCTGATGATCACTGAAGAGGAATTTAAGTTGCAATTTAATTCTCTTCTTGATACTATTAGAGGGAAGATGAATATCGAGGATATTAATGACTAAGGCTAAGTATATTGCATTTGACACTGAAACTGGTGGGACCGATAGTTTGGCTAACCCAATACTCACGGCCTTCTTTCTTATTTTGGATGAAGATTTGCAGGAGATTGACTCATTAGATTTGGCGATCAGACCCGAAGCTCCTTTTGATGTCGTAGAGGAAGAGGCTTTATCTATAAATGGTATCAATATGGAACAGCACTTGGCCCGTACCGACATCCTTTCTAGGGCTGAGGCCTCTGAAGCTATTACTGAATTTATTAAAAAACACAATAAGACCAAGACAGCTCTTGAGCCATTAGGCCATAACGTTGCTTTTGATATCGATATGCTAAAGGCGCAGTTGTTCACTAAAGAGCAATACGGTAAGCTTTTCCATTACAGGGTTGTTGATACATTCCCCATATCAAATCTATTAAAACAGGTGGGGATGCTACCTAAAGAGGTTGGGAAGCTCACAACCCTAGCTGATCATTATAAGATTCCTTATGAAAAGGCCCATGAAGCGAAGGTGGACGTCTATCTTTGCGTTGATGTTTACCGTAATATGATCAAGTCTTTGAAGTCACTTATGGAAAACACTGGATCTTCTTCTAAAAATATATTAGAATTGATAGAACAGTAGGTGTTGATTGTTTAAATTATTAGGAAGCCCTCATACTCACGTCGAGACTCCACTATCGGGGTCTACAATAGGTTCTTTTGTCGACAAGGCTATTGCTCTTGGGCGTTCTTATTTTAGCTATACCGATCACAACTACATGTCTGGTACCTATAAGGCTTACGGGCTTGCTACAAAAAAGAAGCTGAAATTTGTAGCAGGGTTAGAGGTTTACTTTAAAGACCCTAAGTGCCAAATATCAAATGGTCAAGAAAGCTCAAAATCGTCTTACTTTAAAACAACGCTATACGCCCCAGACCAAAAAGCATTTCAAAAGCTATCCCAACTAAGTTCTTTAAAGAGAAAGTCCAAGATAGCTCTTAATGGTGAGGAGTACGGTCTTTGGGACTGGGCTTCTCTAGAGGAAGCTGCCGCAGCTGGATGCATAGCGTGTTCATCAGAGATCAATGATATCGTAGGTAAGCACTTCTTATTGAACTCGCCTAAAGCAGGGCTAGAATCCTTCAGAAAAATGATTTCTATATTTGGGCAGAATTACTATCTTTGTTTGGTAGGGAATAAATTCGATAAATATCACATCACGGCCATAGACATTACTTTTGAGGATGGCTCTAAAGACTGGTTTTTCGGTTCAGATACTGTTGAGACTGAGAGATCAAAAAGAGTTCGAGCTATCGAGGTTTTTGAAAACCAAGACAGGCACACAAAGCTTGTCAGCGGAACTCGAAACGGAATAGTATTCCCTTACAAAAAGAATATTAAGAAGGTTGATCTTGTTCAAGGGAATATCCCTATTGAAAGCGGAGACCTACAGCTGAAAGTAAATAAAGCTTTCTTAGCTCTATCACAAAAAGACAATGTCCAGCTTATATACTCAGATTACGCTTACTACGCTTCAGCTGACGACAAGATCGTTCAGGACGTCAGGCTGTATTCTGAAAACAAAAAAGAATACGTTAAGCGCCACATGCAATCTTCTGATGAGGCTTTTTCGTACCTATCAGAAACTCTGGGCTTACCTGAAGAAAAGATAAAACAAATATCAGAAAACCAGACACTATGGTTATCTAAATTTGATAATTTCAAATTAAAGTACGATGTTAGATTACCCGAAGTGGACGGCGGCCAAGACTCGCTAGAACTTACAATGAAAATCATCAAAGAGACTGGCCGTATGAAATGGGACAATCCTGAATACGTAGCTCGTCTTAAAAGAGAGATTGAAGTTATCGCTAAAAATGGGGTTGTTAATCTATTGCCGTATTTCTTCCCTATAAAAAAAGTTCTTGATGAATACAAAAAGAAGAATGAGATCGTAGGAGCGTGTCGTGGGTCTGCTGGCGGTTCTTTGCTTTTATATCTTATGGGTGTGACCCAGCTTAATCCGTTAAAATATGGCCTTTCTTTTGAGCGTTTCCTGTCTTTAGCTCGCGTACTGTCGGGGAGCTATCCTGACGTCGATACTGACCTTCCTAGCCGAGACCTTTTGGTTGGTAAGGACAGACACAGTGGATTCCTATATGGAACTTGGGGAGACAGAGCTTCTCAGATATCGACAAGAACTTTACTAAGACTTAAGAGCTCAATAACCGACGTTAATAGGTATTTTAACGGAGGTAAGGTTGAAGAATATATTAAGAATCTAACCAAGAGTATGCCAGCTGCTCCAACAGGGGTTTCTGACCATGACTTCGTTTTTGGTTATGAAGACGATGACGGTAATCATATTGAAGGTCTCTTAGATAAGAGCGAAGACCTTAAAATGTACACCGAGAAAAAGCCAGAAGAGTGGGCCATTGTTCAGAAATGTCTAGGAATCTCAAGACAGACTTCAGCCCATGCCTCGGCCTTTATTATCGCCGATCGACCTGTTAAGGACACTGTCCCTTTATTTAATGAAGAGTTTACTCAGTACGAAGCTAAAGAGATTGAAAAAGCTGGTATGATCAAGTACGACTTTCTGGTTGTTAAGCAGCTAGAGGACGTCCAGCTTGCTATGAATCTAATCAATAAGAAGAGCGGAAAGACGGACATTCCTTCATATCACTTTTGGCATGGAGATGTTCTGATGGATATCATGAATCTTCCTGAAGAGATTGATGTTTTTAAATCAGTCTGGGAAGGTCAGAATGCGACTCTTTTTCAGATCAGTACGTCAGGTATGTCGTCTTACTGTAAAAAGCTTAAGCCTAAGAATACGGAAGATGGAGCTGTGATCTTGGCCCTCTACCGACCAGGTCCCTTGGACTTCGTCGACCCTAAAACCAATCGTAACATGGCCGAAGAATACATCGAGCGTCGTTTCGGAAGAAGTCAGCCAGACATTAAAGAGCTAGCCGACCTTTTACCTGAAACATACGGAATCATGGTCTATCAAGAGCAGGTTAGTAAAGTCTCTGTCGAGATCGGCGGAATGAAGCCAGATGACGCAGAAGAGCTACGTCGAGTCTTCTCTAAGAAAGACAAAAAGAAATCACTAGAAATGAAGCCTGTGTTCATGGAAAATGCTGTTAAAAACGTAGGTCAAGAAAAGGCTGAGACTATCTGGAATCAGATGGAGACGTTCTCTCGTTACGGATTCAATAAATCTCACGCTGTTGGCTATTTCCTTTTAACGTACCAGTCAATGTACTTAAGACATCACTACCCATTAGAATGGTGGTCAGCGGTTCTTTCAAACGCGGATGAGGGTGAGATATCTACCGAGCTCTTTAAATATGTTAAAGACCTTGTTGTGGCACCAGATATTAATTACTCAACCAATCAAATGACGATAGATTACGATAAGTCTAAGATCAGAGCTAAGCTTGGCGTCCTGAAAGGTGCTGGAGATAAATCAATAGCCCCTATTATTGCTGGAGCCCCTTATTCAGATATTAAAGATTTCGTTCGTAAGGACGTTGCTGGCCCTGCTTTGACAAAAAGACTCATTCACGTAGGTGCTATGGACAGTCTTTTTGACAAAAATGACTCTCTCTTACAAAAGATGCAGAAATATGAAGATGCTGTTCTGGAGAATAAGCATGAGATAGCCGTTAAAGCAGGCAAGAAAACTAAGCCCCTAGCTAAGGGAGAGGTTGACGATATCTACTTGTCGATGAGCCCTCTTAAGGACTTCCAGCTTAAAAAAGCAATCTTCCCTACAATGCCAGCGTCTCTATCTGAGCTATATCTCAAATACGCCTCTAGGATGAAAGAGGGTTTTGATGGCGGAGAGCTATTCTCAAATTCAAGAGGCATGCCAACTAAATTCTGGTCAGGCGATGCTGTCAAAAGATTTGACAATATTCAGCAGATAGGGTCTAACGTGTACTTCTGTGCTGTTGGATATATCGTGGACTGTAAGGAATTCTCTTTCTCTAAAAACACTAAAAAAGCATTAAAGCTGGTTGTTGATTTTGATGGTCATGTTATGGAAAAAGTCATGTGGCCAGACTATGAAACAGGAAAACTATCTTACCCTAAAGACCTGAAAACAGGGTCAATTGCTCTGCTTTTCATGTCAAGAAGAGCTACCAAACAGGGAGCCGATTCGAGCTCTCCATCGAGCATTTCCGAGATCATTCTAGAAAGTGTTTGACATCTGTATCTTATTACGATACTATAAGGGTATATGATTAATAGCTATATCGAACTAGATGTTATCGAAGAGACACGACTTGACCTCAACACCAAACTCACGGTGTTTATTTCTTATGATGAAAAGAAGGTTCATGGTAAGGTTAGTTATATGGGTAACCGTCTCGTATCTGAGAAAATAGAGGACAACACTCCAGCAGGGATTGCTAAGGTTAAGAGCTTCTTATCTAAATTTAAAAGCGGCCAAGATGTCGAACAGTATTTTAACATAAAAGGAGGCCTTAAAGTGAGCCTAGATAAAATTGTAGAAGAAATCATCAAAACAAAAACATTAGCAGAAGAGGATATTTTAGGCGGAGACAAGAAGCCAAATCCAGCAACTCTTCAAACACGACTAGCTCGTCAGCGATCAGCTAAGGGAATGCTACCAATTCTTTATAATCAATACAAATCAGAATTAATGAAGCGTACTTTCTGCGTTCTTTTGGTTGGTGAAAAATCAGAAGAAGCTGCTAAGATGTTGGCCGATCAAGGTATGGTCAGCGTAAGTGCGGACGCATTCTATCAGGAAATTTTAGATTTAGTTCCTTCAAATATGTACAACGGAAGAACAAACTCATCAGCTCTTTTTGATGTGATGTCTCGTCATATTGAAGATAAGGCTGGCTCTATTGATATCGCTAGCTATCCAAGTCCAATATTCAAAAGCAGCTACAATACAAAAGTAGACTCTGAAGAGAAAGCTTTGGCGTTCCTTAAGCGTATTGTAAATGAAGAGATTGGGACTGAAATGTTAGGGTATGACGCCCTTGAAAAAGCGGCTAAGATTGCAGTGAATGAAAATTTCGCTGGCGCAAAACTTCCGATTGCTGTATCATTGAAGGATGTATCCATAGCAAAGGATGTTATCGCAGGCCTGAAGAAGACTTCTAGCGTCTTCCACATGGTTACGATCGAGAAAGTTGATAAAGAATTAGAAAAACTATCTTCAGCTAAGGTTAAAACTTTAGATGAAGACAATATAAACAAGGCCATAGAAGCCATTAAAAAAACAAAGGGAGAGTAAAATGTCAGTAAAAATCGGTAAAGCAAAGCCTCAGGGCGGTGGAAAACGTAACTTTTTCAAACTTAAGGATGGGGACAATGTGTTCATGGTTCTTCCTCCGTTGGGTGACTTAGCGGACGACGGAGTATGGAAAGCATACCACGCAGTTCATTATGGTTACAAAGATTCTCAAGGTAAGCTTAAGCCTTTCTTGAGCACTGAAGTTATTAATTATAAAACAAAAATGGTTGAGGTTCCAGATGCGGCCTTAGACCGAGTTAAAAAGATCGAAACTCAATACAAAGAAGCTGTGGCTAATCGAAATATCGAAGAAGCTAAGCGTCTTAAGTCTATCAAAGAGCGTTATAATTTAGATAAAAAATTCTATGTTAATGCTATGTCATTGAATGGTGAGCTGGGCTTATTGAAGGTTCCTTACAAGTCAATGAAGGTTTTAGAGGCTGAGATCGATCGTCAAAAAGCAGCTGGCATTGATGTTATGGATGTTGACAATGGTCGTTTCATGGTATTTCGCCGATCAGGAACTGGTCTTGACACTGCTCATCAGGTCTTGACTTACAAAGAGAAAATGAAAATCGAAGGCGTTGGAGAAGTTGAAAAAGAAAAAGTAGCAACTTTAGACGAGTCGACTCTTAAGCGTTTAGCTACAGAGGTTTCTTTAAACTTAAAGACTATCTTTAAGTCAATCACAGCTGATCAGGTTGCTTTGATTGTGGAAGCTGATATGGCAGGAGACTTTTCTGTTATCGACTCTATCTTAGGTGGCTCTGCTGCTGTAGAAGAGGATGCTGAAGAGGTTGATGATATCCCAGAAAACAAGCCAGCTCCTAAGGCTGCGGCAGCTACTACCACTAAAACCGCTGCTCCGACAGAGACTAAGGCTAAGACTGAAGTTAAGGTTGCTAAAACAGCCCCAACAGCAGCTGTAGCAGATGTTAGCGCAATGTCAGATGAAGAATTCTTAGCGATGATGAAGTAATATGGACAAAGCAAGCTTACTTACTGGCACCTTCAGAATGGAGCTGCCAGCTCTTAATAATTTACCAGCCATATCTATGGACCTCTCGAAAACAAGAGAGGCTGAGATTCGTCTTTTGGAAACGAAAAACGTAAATCCTAGTACGTACAATGATTTAGAGTATATGGTCAATGATGCGTATAGGGAATTGAAGACTAACTCCGCTATCGTTGAATATTCTTTAGCTAAGGCTGAAGAGGCTATTGATAAGGCTAGGGCTACTGCTTTGTTAGATAAGTATGCTGATTTTATGAAAGACAAGCCAAAGTCATTTGATAATGCTGATGGCCGTAAGGCTTTCATCACACTTGACCCTGATGTTCAGGCGGCCAAAGATCGGTTTGATGAGCTTAAGGCTGCTCAGACCCTAATCGATGGTCGTATTAAGGTTATGGAAAGAGTGTCAGCCTACATGAAAAAACGCATGGATTTAATAATCAAGAGCGGAATCTCAAGTAATTTATATGGAAACAGATAGGAAATAAATATGAGTAAAAATAAATGGACAAAAATGTTAAGCAGTTACGAAGATGTTGTTAAATTTGACTATGATGCTACAGCTACTAGCAACTGCATCTACACACCAAGCCCTTACATCAATTGGATTTTTGCCAATAAATCCCATGGCCAGCCTAAAGGGACAGGTCTTCTGTTATTCTCTGAGCCTAAAGCAGGAAAGTCTTTGATTATCCAAGCTATGGTTCAAAACTTACACCAATCAGACCCAGAGGCTATCGCTATCATTTTCAATACTGAAATGAGAGGGTTCCTTCAAACAGGACTATTTAAGGGTATCGACAAAGACCGACTTATCGTTTACGACACTAATCGTCCTGAAGACCTTTTCGATCGCATGGAGCGAGATATTCTTCCTTTGATTCAAGAAGGAATGCCGATCGGACTTGTTGCTATCGACTCGATTACTAATATCGGGGGGACAAAGTCTATGTCCGCAGATCGATCTGTGAATGATCATCTCATCGGAGATAAGGCTTTAACTATCACTAAAGGATGGGAAAAAATCATTCCTATCTTTAAAAAATACAAAATCCCATATGTAGGCGTAGAACAAATGCGTAAAAATGTCGATGCTAGTAATCCACATGCTCCAAAAGAAAAAATGGCTGGGGTTTTCAGTACTAAGCATGCTTTTGAGTATTTCGTTCAGATCAAAAGAGCTAATGCTGCGGATGATAAGGCTGATATTAACGGAGAGAAATTCGAAAGCGAAACAGTAAAAGATGCTCGCGGAAACAAAGACATCACTGGCCATAAGATTTACTTCAAAATGGAACAGTCGAGCTTAGGAACAGCTGGTCGCTCTGGGGTTACTACTATCAACTATACTGACGGTATTATTAACCAGCATGAAGAGATTTTTGAGCTTGGTAAGAACACTGGCATTATTAAGAATTTAGGCGCTGGTGGATATGAGCTTTACGGCGAAAAGATCAGAGGTAAGGCTAACGTAGCTAAGATGATTAAAGATCAGCCTGAGCTAGCAGCTAAGCTGATGGCTGACATTAAAGCATTGGATGCAAGATAATGTCACGGCCAACTACTTCCGACAACTTTGAAGACGTCTATCTTAGAAGTACGTACCTAGGTCGAATAGATCACTCTGTCCCTAGTCGCTTCAATGAACTGTACAATATCTACGCCACGTCTATTAAAAGCATAGGCGGTAGATTCTGCTCTAAGAACCACGTTCTTTTTAGATCAATGGGCTTTGACCATGAAGATGTCATCAGTTTCTGCGAAGTTCAGGCTTGGTCTTACATATCGAATTTTAGCATAATCACTAAGCCAGAGGCCATGGAGAAATTCTTGGTTAAAAGAAAGAGTGACTATCCTGACCGTCCTGACCTAACAAGCGACGAGATTCGACGTAAGGACAATTCGAACTTCATGACGTTTCTTACCCAAAGACTTTCTGATCTAGTTAGGGTTTTTAAACAAAAAAACCGTAACATCAGAGGGACTAAGGAGATAAGCTCGTTCTATCTAAAAACAAAGCAGGCTCAAGACGTTACTCAAGAGCTTATTGTTGAGGACCCAGAGAAGTACGGATTCATTCAGCTTACTAAGAAGGACGTTCTTGATCTTAAAAAAAGAGTTGGCCCTAAGTTTAAATACGCCGATTTTTCTTTTGAGGGTCATAGCTATATTTATATATCTTACGTCCCTAGCCTTTCAAAGCTTGATGTTGTGGCTGCTCTTAATGACCCACACAGTAATCTTTTCTATATGAGCCCTGACGCTATTATGGAATATGAGGAAAACGCCATATCTAGCCTATTGGCTGATATTAAGATTAAGGAATTCTCCTCAGCCCCTAAGAGCGAAAAGATTCAGATTCTGAAAGATCGAAAAAAACAGTTGACTCAAGAAGATATTCGAGTTAAGATGATGATTGATAAAAAGATTATGGAGCTAACTGGTGGAAATAAAACGGCTAATACCTGAACTTTGCACAACCATTCTCATTCAAAATGAAGAGTGGATTGGTGGGATGTACAATGGGAATCACTATCCCCATTCATCTCACCACAAAGACTTTGTCTTCGCAGTTCTTGCGGAGCTCAAAGAGCGTGGGTACAGTAGAGACCAAATCAAAATTCCGAGCAATATGGCTCACGTCTTAGACCTGTGTACTCCTAAAAACGGTAGAAACTACGTAGCCAAAACCATCAATATTCAGCAAAAACACCAACAGCTTAACAATCTCATATCGACATATCTTACAGAATTGTTCCCAGAAATATCGCTTTTGGTAGATCACAAGTCTACTAAAAGTAAGATGTCTGGAGTGTCTTTTAAGAAAGAAGAGACTTTAGATAAAAAGAATGATAGTATTAGGTGGGATATCCTAGACACGACCCTGTCACGAGAAGAGCGTTACGAAAGATATCTCAAAAGTCTTGACAAAGACTCTTACGAGGGGAAGCCTATTTTTAATTTTAACGAAAACTACGGATATAAAGAGTTAACGAAGGAAAAGCCTGAGTTTGCTCCTCCTAAAATAGAGGAGGACGACAATGGATAGTTCAGAGTCAAAAACGTCCGAGAAAATGAAAGACTTCAAGATTCAGCAGGCTGAAGAGCTAGAGCTTCAGAAAAAAGAAGCTGATCTAAAGAAGCATAGAGTTAATTCCCAGTATGAAAAACTAGAAGAGCATAGAAGCAGTCTTTTTAAGATTAAGAGTGTTGATTTTAGCGCTACCAGTGAGGCTGAGATCGCGGCTATTCAGCAGGACTTCTACCGAGAAGAGGACCTTTTGAAGGTCAAGCGTACATTTATTAGACCTGAGTTTAAAGACGTCCCTCACGGCCCGTTCCAGCTTATTCTTGTTGGAGCTAGGTCTGGAGAAGGAAAGTCAACTACAGCTGCTAATCTGGCTTTAGGAACTATCAAGGACAATAAGAAAGTCCTTCTTATCACTAACGAAGAGACGCCATACGATTCTTACAATCGCGTTACCGCTCTTCAGTACGGATTTGCTTACGGTAAAGATATCGCCAGAAGCGAAGAGCAAAAAAGAATGCTTTCTGATAACATGAGAAACTTATCTCCTTTAATGAGGGTGGTCCATGAAAATTATGAAGGCTTAAGCGGAGTAACTACGACTATTGAAGGTATGTCTGCGATATTAGAGCAGATACATGTTTCTTATAAAAAGACTGGTGATTTCTTCGACACTGTGATTATTGATTACTATCAGAATATTAAAATATCTACGGAAAACCCTGCTTTGAATGAGTACCAAGTTCAGAAAATGTTTTTCCAAAAGATCAATCAGTTCAAGAAAATCTATCCTGCGAGCTTTATTGTTCTAGCACAGGTCAGAGCTGAAAAAGAAGACAAGAACGGCAATACGATCGAATTCAAAGAGCGTATCGAGGGAGCTAAAGAGATTTACAATGCCGCTACGTGCGCTATTGAGATGAAGTCTAATAAAATGGACCGAACCACTGAATGGCTTATTAGAAAGCACAGATGGCAATCTGAGCTTGGTCAGGCTCGAATCTTGACTGGCTGGGATAAGGGTCTATACGTTAGACACGATTTAGATTTTATTGAAAAAGTAGAAAAAGAAAAGGCCGCTAAACTAGGTATTAAAATACCAGAGGGAGAATCAGATGGAAAATAATCAGGAAACAACTAGCTCAGAGCTAACAGAGCGACAGATTCGGGACACGTTAAAGGCGTTAAGTATGGACCTTTTTGGCTCATCTTCTCGTTACCAGAAATTACGTGAGCGCATAGTTCCTGTAACTGAAACTGTTGTCGCAGAAGACGGCTCTACAACTGAGCGTCAAGTTTTTAACAACGGGATTAGGCTACTGACAACTAAAATCACATCCGATCTTGACTTAATTGCTGAGATGACGGATGTAAAAAAACGTCGTGATGACTATATTTCATCAATGGCTAAAAAACAAGCTGAAGCTGAAGCTGCTAAAAAAGTAAGCGAAGAGGCTAGCGGTAGCGCTGTATAATGAGCCCTGACGTTCTAAACTTCTTAGAAACGATGTTCGACTCTGAAGAGGAAGTCTGCGTAAGTTCCACTAAATATGGATACTCAAGCGTTCCTCTTCACGACGTTATATCGAAAGAGGTTGTAGAGATCGTCAGTAAAGATGGGGAAATGATTCCCCTAGAAGTTTCCGACATTAAAATGATATCCATAAACCCGATCAAGGGCCACCGAAACGATGAGAATGTTACTTCTTTTCGAAACTTTCTCATTGAGATGGACGATGGCGATATGAACGATCAGCTTAAGTACGTCAAAGAGATGAAGCTCCCGTATTCTGTGTGCGTTTTCTCTGGTAGTAAGTCCATCCACTTCGGGCTATGTTTGAACGAAAGCCTTCCTTCGATCGATATTTATCGATTCTATGCTAATTGGATACTAAACGTCATGTCTCAAGCAGATCAAATGACTAAGAATCCTTCCAGAAACATTCGATTCCCTAATAATTACAGAGATGGGCATCTTCAAAAGCTTTTGTCTGTACGTCCTAGGATATCCCTAGACGATCTTAAGTTCTGGCTATCTAGCTACGAACATCTGAAACCAAAAGTAAGTAAAAAAAGCAACGTCGTTTATGCTGAGTACGACTATAGTCGGATTCCTAGGTGGGTTAAAAAGCAGTTGGCTGAAGGAATAGACTTTAGCCGAGGTCGTAATAATACGTGGTTTAACTTGGCTGTAAACTTGGCTAAGAGCGGCTGTGATGAGGATTTGGCCATAGCTCTACTTGAACCACATTTCATGGAAGATTACGACTTTAAGCGCCTAGAGTGGGAAACAGCCGTCAAATCAGCTGTGAAAAAAATTAGACAAAACATCTAAGAAAGTGATACTATTAATATATG